GGAAAGTACTCCACCCCATGCTTCGGGCGATGACCAGTTGCGCGATGCTGTCCACACTGGCCATCAAAAGGGTTTTCCAAGGTTGTAAGGAAGGTTTTCTCCACTGGTGGGTATAACCAGTGTGACCGGAGGCAACACCGGCAATTGCAAGCGCGAGACTCAAAGGGATGTGGACAGGGTCGCCGTAGGCTCCGAAGCGAACTTTGCGGCCTACGAAACATTCGAGACTACGCAAAGGAGAGTATCGGCCCGCCTTCCATGCCCGCCAGATTCCTTGGGGAGCTTGGCCGGGGTTTACGTAACAAGTCCTTTCAACGCCGTGACGGCCGTCAACCTCGTGCCCGCGGTGGACGCAGTTTCCACAGATAAGCCGATCCAAGCCGGTTCGAATCGCTTCCGTGGGAGAGACCGCTTTGACTAGGATCCACACTTGGATCATGTCGCCCGTTTTCCGGTTGTCAGACGGGGTGGAAAACCCGGTCGAGATGATGACCCTTTGAGAGTCTTCGTGGATAATGAATCCGTTGTTCAATTGACACCTCCGACGATGAGTTCGGCGACGATGAGCGCGAATACGGTAAGGACAATGGCCGATCCGATTAGGATCGCGATGGCGGTAAGGAAGGGTTTTAGTTTCATGAGTTTGGAGAACTGGCCACTATGACCAGACCAGATGACTCCCAGCGGAAGTCACCGGATCCGGTCATTGAACACGAACTCCCGACATCCACTGCCCTGGCCGTGGTGAGAACCGCGTTGTTTTACCGGGGAATTCTCCTGGGATCTCTGCCCAAGCCAAAGCCCCGTCGTAGTCGTCGTATCCGCCATCGAAGGACACAATTGGTGAGGTCACCTTCTGCCCGTCGTTGTAATGGGTGGTTATTACGGCCGCGCCCCGGTCAACGGCGATTTCCATTACCTTCTGGGAGAGTCCCCAGATTGTGGTGGTGGTGGCCCGCCGGGCCGCAAGCTCCGCCTGATAAGCATCCACCGATTCAACCCACAAGTGGATTGCCAATGCCGCGGCCGCGGGGTTGTTCTCTGCATTGGAAACCTGTGTGAAATGATTCGATGCGTTGCGGAGGTTGGTCGATTTCGGTGTTTTGGATTTCATGGAGCCACCTATTTACAACCCTTCTCTACTCGGTGCAACTAAATCTGATAAAATGTGGCCAAGTGGACTTTTGTAGGGGTGAGTTGCGGAATGAAAACGAAGGGGGGTGATGTCCTGGTCAAAGGGGGAAAGGGGAAAAGGGTGGGAAGACCCTGTAAATTCATTTCCGTAGAGCAACTAAAAAAAGCATTACAGGCGGCTGAGATCGGAATCCCCTTGGAACGCGTGGCGATCATCTGTGGATTCCCAAGCGGGAACGCGGGAGGTTGGGCGGACTATCTCCGACGTAATCCAACCTTTGCCGCGGACTTAGAGAAAGCCCGGTTAGAAGGTGAACTACAGATGTCTCTCACAGTGCGGGCCTGCGGCAACGGTTGGCAGGGTTCCGCATGGCTACTAGAAAGAACCCGTGGGTACGTTGCCCGTGCCTCGCTTGAGCATACCGGCAAAGGCGGCAAAGAATTGTCAGTAAGCGGCAATCTACTAGGAGCCTTCGGTGGTCAGAAGTAATACAATAGCAATATCAATAGCGGTACTACAATAGGGACTATGGTAATAGGACAACGGGGGTGGGGGACCACCCAGGAGGGGGGTGGGTGATACCTTATACCCCCCATCCGTACCCAACCCAATTTTATGAGTGTCAAGCAAATTAAACGGAAGAAATCCCCTTCACTAGGAATGGGTTCGCATATCCCTGCATGGAAGCAGCGTAAGCTCCTGGAGGAGGCACAACATTTGGCCAACTTCCCTAAGATGATGTTGGGGCTTCGCGATGTGTACCCGTGGCAGGAGAAGGTGTTGGGAGCGTTGAACGAGAAGCATTCGAAGGTGGCCCTCAAAGCTGCGAATGGATCTGGCAAGACGAGTATGGTGGCCGCGTCAGCGGTTGTCTGGCACATGATTCGCTGGCCGGGTAGCTTGGTGGTATGTACGGCTGGTGTGTACCGGCAGGTGGCTGATGCTCTGTGGCCGCATCTTCGGAAGATGATCAATGGATTGGGTGGCGAGGAGAACGGGTTCTCGATCAAGGATGGTGAGATCCGGTATGTGTATCCGAAGAAAGTGGATGGTCAGGAGTTAGTGAGTAGGTGCATAGGGTTCAGCGCGAGCAATCCTGAGAAGGCGGAGGGCTGGCATGTGCAGGGTCCGAGCAATGATTTGCTGTATATTGTGGATGAGGCGAAGGCGGTACCGGACGGGATATTCCAGTCGATGGAGCGGTGCCAGCCAACGAGGACGCTGCTGATGAGTAGCCCAGGTGGGAGCAGCGGGTATTTCTACGATGTATTTCGCAGAAACGATGGGAAGTGGAATACCTTTACGGTGACGGCGTTTGATTGTCCGCATATCCGGAAGGAGTGGATTGACGATCAGTTTGCGAGATGGGGCGAGGGGCATCCGCTGGTGCGGTCGATGATCTATGCGGAGTTCATGGAGGACGATGGGAGTTTGACGGCGGTGAAGACGATCGATTGGCAGAGGGTGGTTAGTGGCCCACCTAAGGAGAATACCGAGGGTCAGCCGTTGACCGCGGGCTGTGACTTCTCAGCAGGCGGTGACGAGAGTGTGCTGGTTGTTCGCCAGGGTAATACCGTTAAGGGGCTGGTGCGGTGGAGGGATAAGGACACGATGGCTAGTGTGGGTAGGTTCATAGCGGAGTTCAGGAAGTGGAATCTGAAGGCGGCGGATATCTATGCGGATGTGGGCGGCATGGGTGTTGTGATGTGTGACGCGCTGCGGTCTGAGGGTTGGGATGTGCGGCGAGTGAACTTTGGGGAGCGGGCCATTCGGGATGATCAGTTCGTGAATAGGGCGGCGGAGATGTGGATCGAGTTCGGGCGGATGGTGGAGGAAGCGAAGGTGAATCTGGGGCCTGTGGGAACGGACGAGATTCTGTTGCAGCAGTTCGTTAGTAGGAAGGTTCGGACCAATGGGAAGGGGAAGCTGACGCTCGAAGGCAAAGACGAACTCAGGTCCCGCGGGGTGAACAGTCCGGATCGGGCGGATGCTATGGTGCTGGCGTTTTGTGGTGGTGGCGGGAAGCGGATGGATGAGTACCTGAAAGCGTTGGGCGAGGATGGAAGGAGCTTGCTTGAGAGGATGGAGGATGAGATAGGTCCGGTGGAGGAAACCGGGTCTCCGCTTGCTGGATGCGAGGTTGGGGGATAACAAAGGGACAGCATTTTATGATGAACGACAAACAGCGGAACGCTTTGCAGGGGCAGATTCTTGAATCTGTTAGCCAGCGTAGTCCGTGGGAGATAAGGCAGACCAGGTGGTATGAGTTACGCCATCATGGGTTGCGACGTACCAATAAGCCCTGGCCCAAGGCTGCGGATCTGCATTGGCCGCTCATTGATACGGCGATCGAGAAGCTCAAGCCGCTGTTCCTCCAGCAGGCGTTGGGCATGGATGTTGTGGCCAGCTTTGTTCCGATGCGCCAGCAGTTGAATGCGTACACGAAGGTGGCGGAGGACTGGTTCAATTATAAGATCCGGGACAAGACCAATTTTACGGATGAGGTGTTGAGCTGGGTGGATTACACGCTGATGAGCGGGCGCGGGGTGATGAAGTGCTTCTGGAATCCCGGTGATAAGCGGGTGGGATTTGAGGCGGTGGACCCGATGTACTTTGTGGTGCCGTCCTACACCGTGGATTTGCAGGATGCAGATTGGGCGGTGCATGTGATGCCGATGAGTGTGGGGGCGTACAAGCGGATGGCTGGGCAGTTTGGGTGGAAGAGCGATTCCAAGACGATTGAGAAGATTCGGGGTAACCCGCAGGAGGACGATAACATCCCGGGAGCAGCGACCGAGGATAACGCGAAGCAGTTACGCGAAGGTATCACTTACACGAGCAATACCGATGGGGTGATTGTGTGGGAGGTGTACAAGAAGCGGGATGATGGGGTGTGGGAGGTTTATTTGTACAGCCCAGCGGCAGTGGATATGGATCTTCGAGATCCGATGGAGTTGCCATATGATCATGGCCAACTTCCCTTCGTGGACTTCCCGTATGAGATCAAGGACAAGGGATGGTTCAGCCCGCGGGGCGTGTGCGAGATCCTGGCTCCGTTTGAGTTGTCCATGACCTCGATGTGGAACCATAAGCATGACGCGATGACGCTGTATAATCGCCCGCTATTCCGAGCGGAACGAGAGCTGCCGAACAGCATCAACCTGAGGTTCTCGCCCGGGCAGATTTTGCCGTATGGTGTGGCTCCGGTTCAGATGCCGCAGCCTCCGGTGAGCTTCGATCAGGAGTTGAACCAGACTCGGGCGGTCGCTGAGAACCGGATTGGTAGTCCGGA